GGCTGGACTGGATAGGAGCCAACTTTAAAAATGATGATCTTAATTCTGATATAATCGTCGGTTATGATTTTGGTTTCACACTTCCTGGTGGACAATTTTTCCTGAAAGTAATGAAAAGCGGAAAAATTAAAGCCGGAGTTAATAAAAATGGCACATCAGGTGTGAAGGAAATTAACTGTAAGGTCATAATGCCTGACTGAAATGAATTTACAACGACAACCCGCTTCGGCGGGTTTTTTTATGCCCGGAGTAAGCCATGGCCTGGAAAGATAATCTGCATGATGCCTCACTGCGTGGTATCGCGTTTAAGGTGGACAGCGATGAAGCAACCTTTGGGCGTCGCGTGCAGGTGCATGAGTACCCCAATCGCGACAAACCGTGGGCGGAAGATTTGGGCCGCGCGACGCGCCGCTTCAGCGTTCAGGCTTATCTGATTGGCGATGATTTCTTTGAGCAGCGTAACCAGCTGATTGAAGCCATTGAAAAGCCGGGATCATGCACGCTGGTTCATCCTTACTATGGCGAGATGACCGTGGTAGTAGATGATGCCGTTCGCGTCAGTCATTCACAGAGCGAAGGGCGTATGTGCCGCGTCAGCTTCAGCTTCGTTGAGTCCGGTGAATTATCGTTTCCCACCGCTGGACTGGCAACCGGACAGAAACTCACATCGTCAGTTTCATTCCTGGACGATGCAATTTCATCGGCGTTCGGTGCCTTTGGTATGGATGGCATGCCTGACTTCCTGCAGGACGGCGTGCTGGATGAGGCAACCGGTATGTTCAATACCGTAACCAGTGCCTTTCAGTATGTTGATTCTGGTATCAGCGCCGCATCACGTTTGATGCAGGGCGATTTATCGGTGCTGCTTAGCCCGCCGTCGAGCGGAATGAGCTTTGTTAACCGGCTGCAGACTATGTGGCGCGCCGGAACGCGGCTGACGGGTAACACTTCTGACCTGATGTCAATGATTAAGGGGCTGACCGGCGTCACGGTTGATTCGGGCCTGGCCCCGCGCGGTGTATGGAAAACCGACAGTAAGACAGCACAGGCGCAGACCACACAGCGCAATTATGTTGCGCAGGCGGTGCGCACCACGGCCATCAGCGAGGCGGCCGCAACGGTAACCAGTCTGCCGCAGCCTGTAAACCGCACCGTCACGCGCCAGCAGGACCCGCAGCAGCCAGTCGTGGTATCGCATCCTGCCGTCAGCAACATACGTCCTGATTCCGGTAATGCGGCTTCTGATTCAGGCACCACAGCGACAGCGACCATTTCCGCTTCTTCGGGCGTAACCACCTCTCTGGATAACAGCAGCGTTATTTCCTGGGATGATCTTGCCCAGGTGCGTGACAGTCTCAATGAGGCCATCGATCTTGAGATGGAGCGGGTATCAGATGACGGGCTATATCAGGCACTGGTCACCGTGCGCACGGACGTTAACCGCGATATCTCAGCCCGACTGGAGCAGGTCGAGCGTATGACTGAGCGGACACCATCACAGGTCATGCCTGCACTGGTGCTTGCCGCAGACTGGTACGACTCAGCCTCCCGAGCCGGTGATATCACAGCGCGTAACGGCATCCGCCATCCCGGCTTCGTGCCGGTTCAGTCACTGAGGGTGCCGGTACGATGAACAACACAGTTATTTTACGGGTGAACGGTCAGGAGTGGGGAGGCTGGACTTCGGTCAGGATCGCCGCAGGTATTGAGCGTATTGCCCGCGACTTCACCGTTGAGATTACCCGCAGCTGGCCCGGCGATACCGATCAGGCGGTGCGCAGTACCCGCATTAAAAACGGCGATCTGGTTGAGGTGCTGATAGGCACCGATAAAGTGCTGACCGGCTACGTTGAGGCTACGCCGGTCCGGTACGACGCACGTAGCATCAGCACCGGGATTTCAGGGCGCAGCAAAACGGCTGACCTTATCGATTGCTCAGCCACGCCGTCACAGTATGCCGGGCGTTCTCTGGCGCAGGTGGCTGCAGAGCTGGCGAAGCCGTTCAGCATTATGGTGGTGGATGCGGGCGGCGCATCCGGTGCGCTTCAGGGAATTCAAGCCGACCAGGGCGAAACAGTCATGGACGTGCTGAACAAGATGCTCGGACTGCAGCAGGCGCTGGCGTATGACAACGCGCAGGGCAATCTGGTTATCGGTGGCATCGGCAGCCAGCAGGCGCATACCGCACTGGTGCTGGGTGAAAACATTCTTTCCTGTGATACAGAAAAGAGCATCCGCGACCGATTCAGCGATTATCAGGTGTCCGGTCAGCGCAAGGGTAACGACGACGACTTTGGCGAGGCCACCACTACGGCCATTCGCTCAAAAACCATTGACGGCGGACTGAAGCGTTACCGCCCGATGATTATCCGCCAGACCGGCAACGCCACCACGGCAACCTGCAGCGCACGTGCAGAATTTGAGATGCGCCAGCGTGCTGCACGCACCGATGAGGTGACCTATACCGTACAGGGCTGGCGGCAGGGTGACGGCTCACTCTGGCTGCCAAACCTGCAGGTGATCGTTTTTGACCCCGTTCTGGGTTTTAACAACCGTCAGATGGTGATCGCTGAGGTGACCTACCAGCAGGATGAAAACGGCACCGTGACCGAAATCCGCGTCGGGCCACCGGATGCTTATCTCCCTGAGCCTGCGAAACCCGGTAAGCGTAAGAAAAAGAAAGAAGAGGATGATTTCTGATGGCTAACCCGATTTCAGGTATGGGGCGTGCTTTGTCGAACCTATTGGCACGTGCGGTCGTTCGCGGACTGAACACGGCAACAAAGTGCCAGATGCTGCAGGTTGAAATGGCGGGTGGCGAGGGCAAAAGCGACATTGAGCATATGGAGCCTTACGGATATACGGCTGCGCCGCTCATCGGGGCTGAGGCCGTGGCCGCTTACTTTGACGGTGACAGGTCACACGGTGTAGTGCTGGTTGTCTCTGACAGGCGTTACCGCATTAAAGGTCTGAAGCCTGGTGAAGTGGCGGTATATGACGATCAGGGACAGTCGGTCACGCTGACACGTGCTGGGATAGTTGTTAATGGCGCAGGGAAGCCAATCACGTTTACCAATGCGCCAAAAGCCCGGTTCGAAATGGACATCGAATCGACAGGCGAGATCAAAGATAAGTGTGATTCTTCCGGCCTGACCATGTCAGCCATGCGCGTCTCCTATAACGGTCACACACATAAAGAGAACGGATCGGGCGGCGGCACTACCGACGCGCCCACGCAGAAAATGGTGGCGTCATGATTATTGTAATTAATGGAGTGCCGCGTGACGTGACGTGGCCGCCCGATCCTCTTACACGCGCGGTAATTATCTCACTGTTCTCCTGGCGAAAGGCTGAGCCTGACGACAGCCCGGAACAGGAAAACGGCTGGTGGGGTGACAGCTTCCCGACCGTGCAAAATGACCGCATCGGCTCACGTCTTTATCTTCTCAGTCGGCAGACGCTCACCAATAAAACGCCGCTCAAAGCCCGCGAATATATTAGCCAGGCGCTTCAGTGGCTGGTGGATGACGGCGTTGCGGTTCGGGTGGACGTGAAGGCCGAGCGGACCGGGATTAATACACTCAGTGCTTCAGTAGTTATCAGCCAGAAAGACGGCAACCGCACGGCATTTTCCTTTGACGATTTATGGAGTGAACTTAATGGCTGACAGTGGATTTACCCGCCCGACACTCCCTCAGTTAATCACCACCGTCCGCAACGATATTCTCACCCGCCTGGCTGCAGATACCACACTGGCCGCATTGCGCCGTACCGATGCAGAAGTTTATGGACGGGTCCAGGCGGCGGCGGTGCATACCGTGTATGGCTACATCGACTATCTGGCGCGCAACCTTTTGCCGGACCTTGCGGATGAGGACTGGCTGACACGCCACGCCAACATGAAGAGATGCCCGCGAAAAGCGGCTACAGCAGCAACCGGTTATGTGCGCTGGGACGTGGCAACGAGCGGCATCCCTGTTTCTGCCGGTGTCACAATTCAGCGTGATGATCTCGTTTCATTCACCACGACAGCTAAAGCGACCTCGGCGGGTGGCGTTCTGCGCGTGCCGGTTGTCTGCGATACGGCAGGTAAAGCAGGTAACACCGATGACGGGCTGGCAATGCGCCTGGTTAGCCCGATTACCGGACTGACCTCAGCTGGTGTGGCGGACAGCATTCAGGGTGGCGCTGACATTGAAGATTTAGAAGTCTGGCGTGCCCGCGTCATTGAGCGGTGGTACTGGACCCCGCAGGGCGGCGCTGACGGTGATTATGAAGTCTGGGCTAAAGAAGTGGCTGGCGTAACACGCGCATGGACATACAGGCACTGGAGCGGTCGGGGAACGGTAGGCGTTATGGTGGCGAACAGCGACCTCATTAATCCGATCCCTGACGCTGCTACCGTCGCAGCTGTAAAGGCATACATCGAACCGCTTGCCCCGGTGGCCGGAGCAGATATCTACGTGTTTGCTCCAACGCCTCACACCGTTAATTTCCAGATTCGACTCAACCCGAACACCGCAGCAGTGCGCTATGCCGTTGAGGCTGAGTTGCGCTCGATGATGCTGCGCGATGGCGGGCCGGAGAGCGTGCTCAAGCCGTCCCGTATCAGCGAGGCCATCAGCATCGCGACGGGTGAGTACAGCCACACGCTGGTCAGTCCGGCTGCTGATATCGCTATCGCGAAAGGCGAGGTGGGCGTGGTGGGGACAATCTCATGGATTTAACGGCGCAGTACCGGCAGATGCTGGGAGCTATGCTGCCTCGTGGCCCGGCGTGGGACAGTGACGACCTGCTACTGACCGGTATGGCACCTTCACTTTCTGCAGTACACAGCCGCGGCGATTCGCTCATGCTGGAGACTGACCCACGATCAGTGACGGAGCTGATTGACCGTTATGAAAGCATCAGCGGACTGCCGGACAGCTGCGCACCTGCAGGCGTGCAGACCCTGCAGCAGAGACGACAGCGGCTGGATGCAAAGATAAATCTGGCGGGCGGCATCAATGAGGCGTTCTACCTGGCCCAGCTTGAGGCGCTGGGTTACACGGGCGTCACTATCACCCGCTACAACAAAAGCCAGTTTAACTGCCTGTCCGTTTGCACCGACTCACTTTACAGCGATGAATGGCGCTACTACTGGCAGGTGAATATGCCCGCCTCCACGCAGATAACGCCGATGACGGCCATCAGCAACTGTACGGACAGCCTTAGAATGTGGGGTGACACCGTTGCGGAGTGCGTCCTTAACAAGCTGGCCCCCTCACACACTTACGTTATTTTCAGATACCCGGAGTAAACATGCATCGTATTGACACATCTACCGCGCAGGTGGATAAATTTGGCGCGGGTAAAAATGGCTTTACCGGCGGTAACCCTCAAACCGGAGAATTACCTACAGCCCTGGACGCGGACTTCTTTGATGCAGTTCAGGAAGAAATCGCGCGAGTTATAGAAGCGGCGGGCCTGACGCTCAATAAAACTAACAAAGCACAGTTGCTCGCAGCAATGAATACTTTGGTTGGGCCTGGACGCCTCCTGAATGTCCAGCTATTCACTGCATCCGGCACCTACACGCCGACACCTGGAACCAAATCAATAGTTGTTGAGGTGCAGGGCGCGGGCGGCGGAGCAGGCGGCATAGGTGGAGCAGGCACAGGCACCGTTGCTATAGGTAACGGTGGTGCAGCGGGTGGATACGCTAAATCTCGATTAACTTCTGGCTTCTCAGGTGGAATATCCATCACTGTTGGCACGGGCGGGCCAGGGGGAAATCTGGCTCCAACTAACGGGACTGATGGCGGGCTATCTTCATTTGGTTCAACAATTATCGCAAATGGAGGGGCGGGAGGTCTGGGTCAGAATCAAACAACACCTCCATATTCGGTGACTGGATCATTGGGTGGCATCGCTACCGGTGGCAATATTGTCAATATGCGCGGAGGGGCATCAGCTAACGGTGCCGCACTGAGTACGGGGAGTGTGTTACCGGGGATCGGCGGGGCCGCCATGCTGGGTTTGCCGGTTTTAAGCCCAGCTAACAACGGAGCTCCAATCTATGCTGCTTTCGGTTATGGAGCAGGTGGTGGCGGTTCATATGCATTTAACCGGGCTGGCTTTTCAGGTGGAAGTGGCGCCAATGGCGTGGTTATTATTTGGGAGTATGCATAATGTCAGCTTACGCTTTGATTAAAGACGGCCTTGTCGTCAATGCAGTGTTATGGAATGGAGAGGGTGACATTTTTCAGGAATTTGAAACCTATGAAATCGGCGAGGGAGAGATTGTTGGTCCAGGGTATTCGGCAAAGAAAGACGCAAAAGGCAAATGGACATTTTCGGCTCCGGTAGTCCAGCTAACCCCTGAAGAGCAAGCTAACAAAAACATTCAGGATGCATCGTCATCATACGATCGCGCCTCAGTAAAAATAACATCTCTTAACCAGATTATTGAGGACGAAGATTATTCCTCCTCTGCAGAGGAGGATGTTCGGGCAGAGCTTGCAACATGGACATCCTATAGAAAGGCATTAAGAGCATACATTTCCAAGGGGGATGGAAAAGTTTCACTCCCCAAATCACCTGAACAATAACTTACCTTATCGCTCTAAGCTAACTCTTTATTCTTTTTGAATATTGCCAAGATACTGGTAGCTATCGGACCTGATTTACTGATAGCTACCTCGTCTATGTATTTCGAGAAAAGACAGGCCACTGCGAGTGTTATGGGGACTACCGCGATAGCGCAAAGCATTATGGATGTCAGACTAAAACTAAATCGCGTTATGACCAATGGAGCTATAATAGCCAATATAATAGTGTGGATTAAATAAACAGAAAATGACAGGCGTCCAAGCCACTGGAAAAACCTAAGCTCAAGAAACTTTAATGGCTGCATACTGATTACGAAGCAGGTCATTATCATGATTGTTCCTATTATGCTCACAATGAAACCTTTTGTAAGCTGAAGCCCTTTCTCGTTTGCATAATCAAGCATATGATTTACGAGCGCGTAGGAAGCACTTTCCGAGTTAAACCCGTAGAGGTAAACACCTACGATTAGCAGAATGTATGACCCAGCCTTTCTCATGGTAGCCCCCTCATGAACGACATCAAATGTCGCCAGAAATACTCCCACCGCAAACAGACCAATCCCCCATACAAATGGCACGCCGCTATGAATTCCACAAACAGAAATGATAAGGCAAACAATACGCAGCATCGTTAACCGTGAGCTCATTAACGCCAATAATGCATAAACCATGATTGAGCCAAAAAACTCTATGTTAATCGTCCAGAGAACGTAATTGAAAGTGCCATTACCAAGAAATATAGAGCCGTAAATAGCATCTTTAACTGGAGTAAGCGCCTCGAATGAAGCGGTATAGGCATTGTATAAATCATATCGCGGCCCAACCAGATTTGCTGTAAACGCTCCAAGCCCCATCAAAATCACACATAAAATAATAGATGATGCAACGGGGATGTTTAATCTGAAGTATCGCTTTATAACTGCTCGGAGTAAAAATCCTTTACGGGCGCCTCTTCTTATCATCGAATAAGAGAGCACAAATCCACTCATTACAAAAAACAGCATAACCGCTGACGTGCCCTTAAAGAAAAAGGTAAAAGGGCTATTGAATAGATGCGTTGCCCAGCTTTTTGGGTTCGCGTCAAATGAAGCGCCAAGGTGAAGGTATGGGCATATCAGAAGAGTAACGTGGGAAAAGATTACGAAGATTGCTGCCACACCCCGCAAGCCATCCAGGGCAAATATTTTACTAGGATTGGACACCTATAAGCTCCGCTTGTATTAATTGAATGTTAATATGTGCTTATGGGTAATCATATCTCATGAGCAGTCGCAGGAATAGAAAAGCCTTTAAAATGATGAGAATAACCCTGCCCCACAATCGCTTAGAATAAAAAAGCCCCGGCGACGGGGCAGAGTGTACCGCGCCAGTCTCAGCGGGCTGCAGGTGTAATTTGAGATTAGTCGTCACCCGAAGTGTCCGCCAACTAAAAATCCTTCGCCATCAACCCCTTTACAAATCTGTGCGCCGCTCCGCCTTGATCAAATCTACCGATCGATATTACTGTTTATATATACAGTGTTTATCAGAGGGGAATTTATCATGGCGAGAGAGAGTGACATACTTGCGGCGTTCACTGGTGCGATAACGAAGGACGGCAGAGGGCGACAGATTGTCACCACTGCGGCGTTCCAGAAGCGGCTGGATGACCTGAATCACGTGTGGACGCTGGCAGAGTGCAACAGGTGGATACGTCGGTATCAGAACTTCTTCTTCGAGCTGGTTACCGAGGAAAGCGAGAATAAGACCTGGGCACTCCGCAACATGGGATACGTGAGGTAACTATGGGATTTCCATCACCTGCAAACGACTATATCGAAAAGCGCATCGATCTGAACGACATCCTGATGCCGCACCGGAACAACATGATCCTGATAGAGACGCCTGACGGGTTCGTACTGGCCGACAAATCACTGAAGCCAGTACCGGGCGAAAAAATCGCTTTCCAACTCGGAGAGTTCCCGCAACTGGGAAGGCTTTTCCGGACTGGCATCATTACTTCAGACGGTGAAACAATCGATGGAGAAGGGCTTGAAGGGATAATTGTCTTGGGTAAGGTGACGGCTGAGGTGCTGGCTGTTTACGAGCCATGCCGGCCAATAATCTGAGAGCGAAATGAAATAAGAAAAGCAGTCGGTTAGACTGCTTTCTCGCATTCAGGCCACGGTTGATTTAATTATTTGTTTGGCGATCAAGAATGCTCTTAGAAATCGGCTCGCATTAGGCTGCGGGTTCCGAATCAGACGCGGCTTGCACAGGAAAAGCTAGCTCATACATCTGTTGGGATTTTTCCATGCCATTTTTAGCAAGTATCATAGCTGCATCAGCATCTGCTTGTGTGAAGTCTAAATCAAGATTGTAATCCGCCCATTTCCTTTGGGTGTGGAGACCTTTTAGGATAGCACCCAAAGAAATCAGCTTAAATTTTTCGAAAGGCTCATTACCTTTTAGCCAAGAGTCACGAATCAAATAATCTCGAACCCCAGCATGTGTGGCAGGATCAGGGCAATTTTGTAATTTTGAACAGACATCATGATAGACGCCGTAGTAAGCTCTGCCTACAGCGTTTCTCCTGCCAATTTCATCGCTTTGTTGAGCGCACTGAAGTGCGAACTGGTAAAAATCCTGTCCATTAACAGTCACAGCGCTCCTCCTTTTTTGAAACGTCGCTACGAAACCACGAAGTAAAAGGTCGTTCAATATATTTTTCTGAAGATAAAAGACAGAGCAATTCCATGTTCATCTCTGCAAGCAATTCAGCGTCGCTGGTCTCTGCACGAATGATGTAAGCATTGTCAGATTCACCATTAAGAAAATAGTGAGCACCTATGCAGTTAACGCCGCGTTTGTTCGCAATCGCTTCGGCTTCATCGCATAGCTCTTCAATATCATTTGAGCTAAGCTTTGCCGCCTGCTTAAACTCTTCGACAATTGAAATCATGCTTTCTCCTTGTTCTTTAAGGAATTGCTTTTCTTCGCCGTCACACAAAGCAGAGAGCTTCAGGTTATAAATGCGCATCAATTTTTGGTTGCCTATGCAGAAAGCTGCATTTCTAGCCACTCGCCGCATCTCTGTAGAACCATACTGTTCTTCTAACCGGAAGATTTCCATGCGATGAAAATAGTTATGGGCGCTTGCACCTACATAAGCAAGGTAGTTAAGTGCTATCGTCGCATCTTCAGATTTTAGTGCTTCATTGAACCAAGCAATCGCAGAGTCGTAGTCACGCTTGGCGCCATAAAGCAAAGCCGTTAAGTATGCTTTTTGAACACCATCTAACAGCCGAATATCTTTTTCCACATCATCGACAGCACTCTGTTCAATAGGACTTCCACTATGGATGTAGCGCCATAGTGAGTCATGAACGTCACTGAAATTTGTTTGTGCTTGAGGAGTCATGCGAACCCTTGTAAAGGATTAAAAATCAAAGATATTAAGCCGTTTAGCGCTAAAATCGCTTTTCTTGATGGGCGCTGATTGTACCATGTAGGCGCGCGCTGTCACCCTGAAAGTAGACATAATCATGTTAGCCCGGTGTGTTAAAGCGTAGGTTACTAATGTATAGGATGTAAATCCTATCGGCAGATTCTCAGATAAGTTTACAGGGCAAGTTAATTATTTCGGGAAAGAATGGTGTGTACATTAATGTGTACTTGTAAATGCGGGTTTGTTTTGTTTTATTCAATTAAAACATGCGGTTGAGTTTTATTTATTCATATCCATTTAACTAAGAGGACAGCGGCGCGCAGTATAGCGCAAACAGGCCGTGAGATTCACTACGTCGCCGTCCGTTTGCTCATTCCGCCAGCAATTCCGGTTTTCTGCACGCGCTAACGTTACG